TAGTGGCATTTGGCGCACTTCGCAATATTTGCGATTTAGCAATAGCGAATATACCAAAACGAGTTTTGTTGAGATCTCCTGTCGATAGAGTGCCAGTGTTCTCAAACGAAATTCACGTGTACCTCGACTCTGAATCGAAGTTGCGCGTAGCTCTGTAATTCATAAAATAGCATTGATTTGCAAACTCGTGAAAATCGAGAATATGTTTGGTTTTTGGTCTTTTCTAACCATTATCGTTGCTGCCATTGGGGGTGCTGTGGCGGCACCGTTTATAGCTGAGTGGGTTGATAACCTAAAACGTGATGAGGATGTGCGCAAATTAGCGCGCCTCGGTGGTAAACTGACAAAGCCTCTCGTCTCTATCTGTTGCTCAAAACCTTCAACAAATGGCTCTATGCCTCACATTCAAGATTGGTCAACATTTGTGAATATAGATCTGAACTACCACTCTTTACCAGAGGAGTTATTTGAACGGTTACGGTTATTGACGTTAATCAAAACTGGCAGACCAATCCCCTACACTGCTGTCGTGAGTATGCCAGTCATCTACGCAAAGAAAACTGGCCTTGTAGGGATTTTTGATGTTTTCACAACAACAATCAGCATACCCTATAACACTTGCCAAGTGGTCGAGCACGAAGGCAACCAGCTGACACAATTTGGTGATTACGACATATGCTCGTGTCCTAAAAAGGCATTTGTTGAGCTACCCAACAGGCTATACATAGGACGATGGCAGATAATAAATGGAAAGCTGTTGCGCCAAGATGAATTAGTAGATGGTGGCCATATAACAACCGGCTTGACTATTGTGTTTTTAGGTGTGACACAAGTCGGAAAAACAAAGTTGATTAAAGAGCTGATTCCTTCCGATGCCCCTGTAGGTGATGGTCGGAAATCAATCACCCACAACACTCATTCACAAAGTGGGGGGTGTCTATCTTGTTGATACAATTGGGATTGAAGACTCAAGGCTAAGCGAGCCAGCGAGTGTGCAAGAGCCAATTGAAAACACGATAAGAAATCTTAGACTTGCGTCCATCATCACAGACGATGGGCTGGCTATAGTCGTTGTGTCCAAGTTCGACAAACATAACGACTACCCAGATATATGTTTGATAATAGAAGCTAGGACATTGACCAAGGGTGTCCCAGATATAGTCCACTTAATCTGGGATGGCACAAATTTCAGTAGCCTTAAAGCGTATCTGAGGTTAGCTGATAACACTTCACTACCTTTGACAGTAGATGATTCTAAACCATTAAGTCTCGTTCAAACAATCTTACAGGCTAATGTCGGTAAGCCCACATGGATCTCGTCAAAGGCGCTAACAAACCAGGACCTTTCCGAAATCAAAGATTTCGGGAGCAACTATC